AAAAAAATGGATCGTTATGAATATAGAGTTGTCATTACAGCTTTAATAGTAATGGTAATAGGACTATTCGCAGGGGTATTAATTATTATCGGAGAAACTGGCAAACTGGTAGATCCAAATAAGTGTCAGACGGTACGCGAAACATTAATTTATCAAGAAGATCAACCAGTTAAAACATTTGATTATTTAGATTGCAAGGAGTAAGTTATGGTTAAATTGATAGAGCAGCAAGAAATTAGCGCTTTATCAAAACAAAAACTATATAGAGGCATTGACGCCATGACCGAGTGCGGTTGGAAGTATGGCGGCCAATGGACAAAAATAAACGATTACGGTGAAGTATTATATAAGGCCTGGTTCTACAGGTGGACAGATGAGGATAATGAATAATGAAGCTAAGAAATAAGAAAACTGGGCAGATTTACAACGCCTGCCACATCGCATTCGGGGAATCAATCGAGGGCCTCGAGAGGAAACAATGGAAAACGCTCGAGGAATTTAATGAAGACTGGGAAGACTACGAAGAACCGAAAGAGCATTGGTGCATCACTATGTATGGCGGGATCACTCGTATCAAAGACAACGAAGAACCAGTCGACGACTTAAAAGAAATCGGAAATTATTTTGAGTCAAAAGAAGATGCCTACGATGCGCTAGATAAACTCAAGGCTTGGAAAAGGCTGAAAGACAAAGGGTTTAGGATTGAAGCTTATAAACCATATGGTGCAGGAATTACATTTGCAATAGCACATATGAACGAATTAGCAGAAGATAACCAAAAAGACCTAGACTTGCTTTTTGGAGGTGAAGAATGAAAATTAGAGTAGATAAAGAAGAATATGAACGCTTGCTCAAAAGGGTGGATTACTTAGAAAAAGAGTTAGAACATGAACGTGAGCATATGTATAAAAACTGGAGATTCGCTAAATGTCAGCTGGGTAAGATGATGAAAGATTACTTTGAGTCGCAATGTATGACCGTAGTAATGAAGAGAGATAAAAACGAAATCATGGCAGAGGTGCGTAAGAGAGTAATGGACAATGTCTTTAAGGAGGAAAAATGAGCGAAATTGAATTAACAGCATTTAATAATGGGTTGATAATATTTGCAGGTTTAACTTTTCTTATCGCAACTTATGTACTTATTTATTACTTAACAAAAAAGTGATTACTGCCAGTTATTAACTCTGTGGTAAACAGCTTCTCAGTGCGACATCTCTCTTCGAGTTAACCTAGCCGCAAAGGTAGTTAATATTAAACTGGCAATATCACACCACTATTATAAACTAATATCTAAAATATGGCAAAATAAGACCAACGACTTTTTCTTTAATCTGTTGGTTATCAAAGAACAGGTGGCCGTTACGATAGTATTCCATAATAGTACGGATATGAATATCTGAGTTTTGGATCAGCGTAGTATCTTCAGAGTGATCGGCCTTCTTAAGTACAAAAGTTTCTTCTTTAGTTATGTCAGAGGATATATACATTGCCTTCTCTTCATAATTAGACCAGACGCCTAGGGTAGTACCGTCGATAGTGATATTAAACCAGTCCGTACACTTGCCTGTCTTCTTCTTAATAAATGCAGCGTTCTCACCAAAGAATTTATTATCAATAGCATAGCGACCATAGTCAGTATCTTTAGTGATTTTACCAAAGCGTGTGGCCTTCTTAGCGGCCCTGTACGCTTCGTTTCGCGAATAGTAGACCAATATTGTATTATCCTTAAATAGCTTAGCTTCTGAGCCGTATGGAAGGCTTAAATCGAAATATCTAAAGTATGGGTTAGTAGAAGATCCAGCGTTTCCTAAAAAGAATACGCGAACATTATCACGAAGGCGCGCGATCGTTTCATAAAGCTCGAGGAAAACGGTTACCTCGTTAGCGATATATCTTTGAGTACCGCGGATCAGTAAGAACTCATCGAACACGATATTGTAAACGTTAGGGAACGGCCTAGACTTATATTTAATAGCTTGAGTTAGCGGAATACCGAAACCAGCAAGCTCACCGTTAATATAATACTCTGATCCTGCTTTTTTCTTTTTGACTTCAAAAACAGTATCTTCCGGAAAACATTGCATCGCCTTGAGGTTATCAAAGAGTGAGCGATCAGCTTCAGCTAGATCGTCGACATAACGCCTAATATATACGAACTGGTGGCCGTTCTTTAAGAAGTCATTAACAAAAAACTTAAGCACGCCTGTCGTCTTACCGACACCACGTTCACCAATAACGAAGTTGAATAGTGCGTTATATGATAATGCCTTAGCAGGTGAGAAAAACATACCCATACTATTATTATAGAATATATTATTTTTACCGTCAAAAAACCGCCGTTTATGGCGGTATTGACCTGTGTACGGCCGCTTTTCCCTATGGCCATGTTCCAGGTACATTGCATAACTATTATATCAAAAAACCGCCCCGAAGGGCGGAGTTTTTATTCGCTTTCTACATCACCAAAGTCTTTGAAGAAGTATAGACATGGCCAAAGAACAAGACTGTATCTTGAATTAGCAAAGTCTGCGTAATATTTAAGAACAATTTTACCATCAGTTTTGAAGGTCATTGAGATAATATTACCATGAGAGAAGCCAGATGGATTACTGTTAACTACTTGCGCAAAACCAGCAGGGCGAATAGTGAAGTCGGTAGTTGGATGAATACCTGAATCAATATTAAAGGTAATAGTTTGTTGGCCATTAGTAGAACCAGTATTATGAATAATAGTACCATAAACTTTACCCAGAGAATTAGTATTGTTTTGAGCAATTGAGACAACCTGGCTTGAGAGAGTACCTGATGCTGCAACAATATTATTAGCTGCAACATCCTGAATGGTCATTGTTAGATAGGCAGCAAGAGCGTCAGCTTCAGTCTTTGCTTGGGTAGCATTACCAGCAGCGGTAGTAGCAGTATTAAGAGCAGTACCTGCTGCAGTATTAACTTCGTTTACGGCCGCAACGAGATTGGTTTTAGCTTCAGTAGTAAGACTTGAAAGAGTGCCGATAGCAGATGCATTAGCGGTGGCCTTACCATCTGCGCCGGTAGCGGTGGTTTGAGCAGTATGAATACTTGCATCAATTTTGCCCATATCGCCATTATAATCGCTTAGCCATGCTGGTTTATCGGAGCCGATAAATTGGCTAAGTTCGTAGTTAGTTGTTTTATTAGTGCTAGACATTTGTTATCCTTTCTTAATTGTTATTATATCATATTAAGCACTTAAAATCGTTTTACCATAACGGTCGTAATTAAAGGCCGTAATCTGACGCTCATCATAGCTGGTAGCGCTAAAATCAAGCGCATCATATTCGGTAGCAGTAAGAGCTTCTTCGCGAGATGTACCGTAGAGGTTGTCAATAACAGTCTGAAGTGGGCTGAGTAAACCTGTGCTTGGATCATATACAGTAATTGCGCCAACTGATACAGCCCTAATTTCTTCGCGAAGTTGTGCAGCGACAGCGTCAGTATAGGCATTAGCTTGCGTCATAAAGGCTGCAACTGTTTGTTCAAGTTCAGCCTTGATAGTCAAGAAACGAGCGTCGATGTCAAGAGCGATCTCAGTTTTGAAGTTCTCGATATCGGTACGGAGTGCTGCGATCTCTGCTTCGATTTCCTCAATCTTACCTGAGTAATTGTTAATAAACTCAGTGTTTTCATTAACCTGTTTGATCGTTTCGTTGAGCTTCTTCAAAATACCCAAAAGATATTCGACATCTGTCATCATATCCTTAGGATCCACGCTGATAGGGTTGAAAAAGCTAATTGGTGGTACGTGTGGTCTTGGTTGATATGGGATCATTTTATTCCTTTCCTTTAATTAAAATACGCTAATAAACAGTGGTTCCAAATCTTCAACAATTTCAGAGTTAAGGGCGCGGATATTATCGCGATACTGTCTAACCATAGCTTGAGCAGTTGCGCTAACACCTGAGTTACCTTTAATACGTTTTGTATAATTCTCTGTACCAGTACTTTGGCCAGTGCCAGTACTTTCGCCCTCATTGCCAACGGTAGAACTTGCATATTTACCAGCCAAAATCTCATTTTTGTCGATCTGGCCCATTGGAGTATCGGAGTTAATACCGAGGTCTGAGCTTGAGCTTGAGCTTGAAGTTGTGCCATTAGTCTGGCGTTCCAGACTTTCGGTATAATCGACGTTTACGAGTGGATCGTATTTGATTGATGCTGAATAGATAAGAGGCGCGTAAGTTTCCATAATCTCGCGCATTTTATTTCTAGTAAAGAGGATAAAAGATCCAATAGCGTCTGAGCCAATTTCGCGAGTATAGTAGTAGTCGATAATGCGATCGGCCAGTTGGTCTTTATTCCAGCAGCCACGAGTTTCGATAATTCTAATTTCTTCATCGGTTAAGTAGTCTGATAGGTTATAATCTTTGAACCAGTTTTTAACTTCATCTTTGCCAAAAGTTGAGATGAGTTCACGAAGTTCCATAGTATATTTAGCCATTGATCTCTCCTTCGTCTAATTGACCGTCCTCATCTTTGTCTACCCAATCTGCAACAGTTGAGAGTTGAGTTTTAACGATATTGTTAAGGTCTGATCTTACTTTGACAGAAACGTTAAGCCCAAATCTTTCATTAAGCTCTTTCGCAGCTTGTTGACGTGTAATGAGCGCGCTTTGGAGGTTAAGGTTCGTAACTTCATTGTTTTGCGATGCCTCGCTTTCGACAAGTCTTTCCTTCTTTTCATCAATCACCTGGATACCAAGATAGATAAGTGCTTCGTCCCAGATCTTATTCTTATATTCGGTAAGTTTGTCAGCAACATAAGGACTGTCAGTCTTAAGAACTTTAATATCTTCAAGAGTGAGCGCTTTCTTAGATCCATAAATAACTGGTTCATTAGTGGCCATCTGACGATAAACCTGCTTCATAGATAGAAGTTGGTTTTGGTCGGTCAAGATAAGTAGAGGGTATTTCTGGTTTTGAACGTTTACATCAATAGAGCGAGTAGCCTCAGTCAAACGGTTAGCAAAAAGCTGCAAGGTCTGAAGGTTGCCAGTTCTAAAGTAGTTGTTCATAACGAGAATAGCCTCGCCATAGTCATCGTTTACGATATTGCCTTCACTGTCTTTTAGAAGGCCAGTATAGACTTTACGCTTTTCATTAAATTCACCAAATGAATAGCAGTTGATCTCGGTAGGTAGACCGTAGATATTGATCTCACCTGCAGTGGTTGCTTTGGTGTTAATGAAACCGTAGTCTTTGGTCTTAAGAATAGCAGCTTGACCGAGCATGAATAGGCACCACTCTAGGTAGCGCTGATCCATAGATGCAGGCAAGTTCTGCCACTCAAAACGCGATAGAGCAATGATCGAGAGGCGTTCGAGATAATCGTTTTCGGTAAAAACGTTGAGCGCTTCGGCTGCAGGGACGCGCGGTCTAAGACAGTTTCTTTCGAGTTTCTTTCCCATTTTTCCTTTCCTTTATGTTTTATACGATAGGGTTAGCTTGCGAGTAATCGAGGTATGTACTAGGGTTATGCCATAAGGTTAAACCATTGTCAAACAGTGTACGGATCTCGTCGGCATCTTCTTGAGGCATATCGCCTGTAAAGTTGAAACCGATAGTCTTTACATAGTTCCAGTTACGGCGGCCGGTAATATTAGGGACCTTAACGCGGTTTGTTTTATAACCGTACATACTAAAGAAGTTATCGATCCTAAGAGCATATCCTGCGCGGCAGCACATACCCTTGAAGTTAAAACAGTCTACGCCGAGCGATACGTTAATATCACCAGCGGCAGCGTTACCTTTAGATTGGTCTGGGATCTTACTTGCGCGTTCAGTTTCGGCCATAACACCAAAGACAGTACTTAGAGCGTTGCCAGCGAAACCTAGCAAGTTACCCGTAGCGGCTGCGTTCATAGCACCAGTCGCAAGTGAGCCGCCGGCCTGGATCTGCATAGCGCCAGAGTTTTGTGCTACCCAGTTCAAATAGTAGTCTGAGGCCCATGCACAGGTAGGGGTTTTACCAGCGGTAAGGGAATAGTCATTTAATGACTTCATATCGTTACCGAGGTTCTTGTAATAGAACGGCATACACTTGATGCTCATACCCTGGCAAAGCGCACCGACAACCTGGAAACGACAGTCTGAAGTTGTAAAGTCCTCATAGTGGTAAACACAGGTAGATCCAGCGTTATTAGTGCCAATAAAGTATGAATATGGATAAGTTAGAAGTTTCTTATTTACTGGAGTATAACCGTTAAGAGAAGTAGGTTTAGATAGACGTTCATCAGCAATTAATTTAGCATCGTTATAACTATCTGGATAAATGATAAGAGCATTTACTGACTGCCCACCGCCAACTGGTAATGGGAAGTTTTGCGCACCACCCGTAGCAGTTGCAGTAAGTGGAGCAGCATAGTAACACGATACGATTGCATCAGATTTACCGTCCGCAGCATAGTGTTTAATCAATGTAAGCGCACTAGCGTAAGTCGGTACACAGATTGTCCATAGACCAGAAAAGATACCGCCGTAAACCTGATCAGCGCCATAGCCTGATGGAGCGTGATCTATAAGAGTATTAGTAAGTTTAGTGAGTTGGAAGGCAATATAATAATCACCCTGAAAAGTGTAAGGCATAGACAAGGTATTGCCGTTCGCGATAGGCTCGCCAATCTCAAGGCCCTCCGGAATGGTATTATCACCTGGGGTATCAGTGTTGGCGTGTTCGCGCTCGATGAAACTGGCCTTATAATTTATATCAAATTGCCAGGTTTGAAATACGTCAGTCTTGATCGAAATAAAAGTAGTATTATCGTTTACATACTCCATCTTGGAAATGAAAGCATAGAACCATTTATTACCATAATTGGCGTTTTTATACATGACATAGTTGTAGCCATATAAATCGTCAATGTGCGCAGGGAACCTGATAATGCCGTCTTTTCTTTGATATGTAAAATCTGGGTTCGCATCTACCGAACTCAAACCGTCCTCATTTAATTTAGGTAGATTAATAAAGTAATTATATTGTGCGGTTTTACTTGCGAAGGTCAAAGTGTTGCGACCATCATCTTCAAGCGGAGCCTTTAACAAATATAATTCAGTGCTAGGTGTAATCGCTGCCATATTACTTTTATTATAGCATAAACGAAAAAAATAAACCCCCAATTTAGGGGGTCTATTTTAAGCTGACTAAGCAGCAGCGGTAACTTCGACTGCAATAGTTGCATAGAGGCTGCCAGCAGTTGCTTCGACAACGTAGACACCGACTTTAGCAGCAGCGTCGACAGCGACAGCAGCGCTACGAGTATCTTCACTAGGAGTAATAGTAATGTCAGTAACATCACCATCAGCAGGTGCAGATACGACAGTGTAAGTAACTTCGACATCAGCACTGTTTGGAGTTACGGTAACACCGAAACCGCCGTTACCACCTTGAGCAAGTTCGATAGATTGTTCTTTGAACTCGATCTTGGTTGCAGTTGGAGCAGATGCTTCAGTTGCAAATACAACAGCGTTAGCAAATAGACTATATGCGTAAGTGCGAACGATATTGAGGTAGTATTGCCAGGTACGGTTATTGGCGTTATAGAACTCGTCCATTTGTTCATCTTGTTGGTTAATCTTGAACCAGCGCTTATCAGCCATGATACCGAGGATCTTTGAACCATCAAAGACCTTAGTACCAGCGTCATCATACATATCGAAGTTATCGACATAAATGATACGGCCTTGAAGTTTAGCGTTGTCAATGTGGAAGGCAGCAGCCAATACGTCGACGTCCATTGAAGCAGCAACATCGTTGCGGATCAAGAATACGACATCATCTGGATCAGTCCAAGTAACGACTGGACGGCCTTCACCGCCAGCAAGAGCCCAACCGTTGTTAGCGCTTGATGGAGCCTGGAAGTCAAGGAATTTCTGACGTGCAGCCTTAACAAATGCTTTACCAGTAGCTTCGTCTGATGGAGCTGAAATAGTTACAACCTGAACGTTGCCAGCAGCGTAAGCTGATGATACAAGGTTCTTAGTCAAGTTGTACTGATCAATGTGAGCACCATTGAAGAGAGAGTTAGTAAGACCTTCGATAAAGCTCTGAAGAGCACCCCATGAAGTAAATGCTTGCTTCAAAGTACGAGCAGAAACAGTTACTGGGTACTGAAGATCTGAGTTGATTGAAATATACTGAGTTTTGACATCAGCTTCATATTTCTGAAGAAGGCCTGCAAAGTCCTCGTTATTGAATGAGCGGCCTTTAGCAGGGTTGACGTGTGCCAATTCGACAGCGTAGCCCATTGGCATCTGTTCGCCTTCTAGCTGTGCTAGAGGGTTGCGGTACATACGAGTATCAAACTGAGTACGTACGATTTTATTTACGAGAGCACCGAGCCAAGCGTTTTGAAGTGGTTTGTACTCAAAAATTGGCTGTGCGAGCTCTGCGATTGAAGTGTTTTCACCAACGATAGGAAGGTATTGATGATAAGCAGCGTTACCATTAATAACCATCTCACGGATAGCGTTGGTAGCAGTAATAAGACCTTTTGATGGGCCCATAATTTACCTCGCTTTGTTATGAGTTAGTTAATAAAATTACCGTTCTCATCGAAAGCGTCGCGGAGAGAAATCGTAGGTTTTTTATCGTCCTCAAAGTCGTCCGCCTCTTTTTCGTGAGTATCGGTATGGACTGGTACCTGTTTTAATAGGTTGCCGTTGGCAATTACGAGGGTTTCTTTATCACGTTTAAGACGTGCGATCTCCTCTGCCTGACTTTGAAGCTGCTTCTGCGTTTCGGCGTTCTTAGTAACGATAATGCCGATCTCGTCTGAGATCTTAGCGAAATCGTCCTTGCCGAGTTTCTCTTCGCTAGAAGTCATAAAACTTTCAATTATTTTGTCGTCCATACTTTTATTATAATGTATTATTTTTATTTGTGCAAATTATTTATAACCCCAATATTTCCAAGCGATCGGCCATGGAAACTTCTCTTTTTTCTTTGTTGGTGGAGGTGGTGGTGGCGTTTCTTTCCACTCTTTGTTACGGAACGCGCCTAAGAAATATGGAGCTATATACATACGATCCTGAGTAACAGGGTGGCCAACTGTCGCACTAGGATTTTCCTGGTTCTGACCAACCGATAATATGTATCCGGATCCGTTATAATCTTCAGCAGCAAAAGAAATATGGCCTGTTGGCGGTGCGAACGCGGCCGACCATACGATACAATCACCTTTTTTAACGTCAGCTAAATTATTAATAGCTTCAAACTGTTGACCGAGGTTACGATCTTTCGAAACCGTCCATGCTTCGTAAGCATATCCATTGCCACCAAGATATAAGAACATACCATACTGAAACCAGAGTTCCTGACAATAGTCCCAACACTGGTTACCATAGAACATATCATAATCATAACCGTTGCCTATTGTAGCGTTAAAGAACGCGTCCCAGGAATTGTGAGGAATAGATACTCCGCCGTAGTATTGTGCCATACTTTTATTATATCATTTTATTTTATTGACATATATTATATAATGAATTTAGATAAGCGCGATGCTTATTGTACCTACAATCACAACTTTTAATGGTCGATACAGTGTAGCCAGTATTACCTCCATAAAAAATGTAATACAAATCTGTATCTTCTTCATATAAGCGTATAATAGACTACGCAAATAAAAATCTTTTTTACACTAACTAAAAATAGCCAGGCCCTCACACCTGACTATTTTTTTGAGTTATTATTTATTCTTTTTCTTAACTAGCTTGAACACTAGGAGTACGGCGGCACCGAACTCAGAGAGTGCGGTAGCTAGCGCCGTACCAAAGGTGGAGAGGTCTGGAGCTAAGATACAGTTAATAATAAGGGGTGTCATCATACCAGCAATGATGAACAGATCACCGATAAGGTACGCTGCGAGCTTTGCCTTATCTGATGGGTTAAACACTGAGCCAGCTTCTTCGACAACGTCTACAAGATCACCTAAATATTTGGCTGCAATTTCTTTATTCGCTTTTGCCACTTCTTCGTATTCCTTTCTGTCGACAGGCTCTACCTCTGAGCCATCGCCGTTATTATCGTTATCGTCTATCACTGGATCTGGTATAGGTTCTGGTTTTGGTTCCGGCTGTGGTTCTGGATCCTTACTCGGCTGTGGCGCAGGCGCGTCCTCTACCATGTGCGCAGTGGCCGTATCGCCACACGTTTCAGACCAACCAACGAAGCTAACACCATAAATAGCACCAACTTTATTAATGACCTGAGTATCGCCTTCAAAGTAATCATATGTAGCTTTATGAGTATATGGACTTGACCAGATCTGCACTTTACCGCCGCTACGTCTTGCAATAGCGACGTGGCCGTAACTTCCGCCTTTATAGTAAATGAATACGAATATACCGTCTGGTAAATTGTAATCAAAATGTTTATTAGGGTTTACTTCCCACGCTGTCCATGCGCAGTCTGCTGACCAGCCTGAACCGACTGATGCTAAACATACCGCTAGACACCAGCAATACCAGTCTGTAAGCACCTGACCGCCAATATAAACGTATAACGGGTGATTTGGATCGTTATCGAGGTTTGGAACTCTGTCTTGTACCCAATGTGCCATAAGATTAACCTTTCTTAAGATTAGCTATATCCTTCTGCATCTCGGCGAGTGATATCTGAATACCACCGATCTTTTCTGCGTAATGGTTGTGAATATCCACTTTGTTTTCTAGCGAACTAATACGATCTTCAATATTTTGCATTTTCTGAGCTGACTTGATCTCTTGCTCGTGATTTGATTTTGTAATCGCTAGATATGAACCAGCTACCCCAGCCATTGACGTGATGATTGTGCAGATGATAGTTTCCATGTTTTTATTATATACTAGTTTTCGTGTTTTGTCTTTTTTGAAGGACCACGTTTGCTAAGTTGCCCGCCTAGCTTACCTGCGCGCTTCGCGAGTTCTGGGTTCGCTGCGAAACCGCGCGGTTTGCTGTGTTTGGCCTTGCCGCCGAGCTTACCAAGCTCTGAGTAATAATTTTGTCCATGTCGTTCTAAATTTGCTTTTGCGGCCTTTTTACCGCCTTCTAAAGTACCCTTATAATATTTATATACTATTGGCATACGTTACCTCGTTACGATAAATAGAATTACAAATAATATGAATACCATGCTCACAGTCCACGCTGCGCTCGCAGAGGCCTTAGCACGCGCACGATAGTAATCTAACGCGTCTGTGAGGCCTTCGTTGGCCTTCTCAGTGTCCTTAACGATTTGGATCAGTTCGTCCTTTTTTAGTTTTTGTAAGTTTCGGATCATGTTGTTCCTTTCATACTTTTAATGGTTATA